GTATGGTCTTCCCTGACTATCTGTAAATACGTCACCAGGCATTAACTCATCTCCCTTAACAAGAGCGCTTCTAGCCTGCGGAGTTAATTCTTGAGTATTTGGATCATAAATTTTTGTTACATCTCCGCCTCCTCTTTGAATAGATGCGGTCATAGCTGATAAATTATTAGTGTAGTCTTTTCGCTGTCCCTCTTGAATTTTTTCTGCATAAATCATTACGTTTTGTGCATTAATTCCATTCTTTAATGCGTTAGTAAGTTCTGAAACAACATCTTTTGCTGGGGTTTTAATTCCTAGCTTTTTGCCAAGATCGTCTAGAGCTGTTATTGCTGCCGCATACTCTGGAGTATTTTTAAAGTTAATGTCTGTCAAATACTTAAACATCGTGGTGTTTAGATTTTGTGTATACTCCTGAAGTTTAGTATTATAATCACCTGCTTTAGTTCTAAGGTCTGCTAAACTTTCTCCAGCAAGCGCTGCCTTTTTACCAGCGGCTTCTTGTTTATTTGCTATAGCGTCTAACGCATCTTGAAGAGGCTTAATATCAATTTCTGCCTTAGCAATAATTGCTTCTTCTGCATCCTTACGATTAGCCTCATTCATCAACTGCTCAATAGTCATCTGCTCTTCAGCATATCCAGACATATTGCCCTGGATCAACATTTGCTGAGCTCTTAGTTGAGCTTTTTGAATTTCTAGCTGAGTGTTCTCTGCTTCAGTTGCTTTGCGAATTCCATCAATTTTTTCTTGAGCAGCCTTTTTAATTTCTGCAATTTGTTTTTGCAGTCTAGCTGATTCTTCTTTAGCATTGTATTGAGCTTTAACAGACTGTCCTCTTTGTGCTTTTTCAAGCTCTTTAATTCTAGCAGTCATGCCAGCATACGATTTATTTGCAGCAGCAACAGCTGGGTTTAGTTGAACCTGAGCCTTTACTATTTCGTTCAAAGAAAGAGCAGCAGTGGCTGCTTCTCCAGTCATATTTTCAAGATCGGTGGCAGCACCTTGAAGAATTAATCTGTATTTAGCCCATGCACTAGAAAGAGTATCTGTGCTAGCTGTTCCTGCATCGCCTAGCTCTTTTTGTTTTCTAATTGTTTCTTCTAAAGTAGCATCCATTGCCATAAATGTACTATGCAAAGCCCTGGCTTGTGATTCAGCATCGCCAGTTTTCATTGCTGCTTCGAATGTTTTTACTGTTTGAGCAGAAGCCTGTTCCATATTTTGAATGCTTTGGAAGGCATTAGAGCTAATTGCTGACGCTGCCATATTAGCATTTTCAGACTGCTTAATCATTGTAAATATTTTAGCAGTAGCAACTTCTGCAGAATCTCCAGCTGCCATAAATTGTGCCTTTAGCTGAACAGCAACATTGCCAACATCTTTTCTATCTGTTTGATCAAATAGATCTATGTAGCTTCCCATTGTTGACTTTACTTGCTCTTTAAGCTTTTTATATTGTTCAATTGTCATGTTGATTGGAACGTTAGCCTTTGTCATGCTTTCGTAAATCATCATGTTTCTTTCTTTTAATGCTTTGGCATCTTCAATTGCTACTTTTATTTTAGCGTTATAATCTGTATACTTAAATCCTGCTTTTTCTGCAGCAGCGGCATCCATACCAAATGCCTGTCTACCTGTCTCTAAAGCTTTTGCTTTTTCTCTTTGAGCTTTTACAAAGAATCCAATTGCAGCAGTGACTCCAGTAATTGCCAATCCAAGTGGGCTAGTAAGTCTTAATAGAGTTGTAAATCCTCTTAGTAGAGGACCAAACATTCTGCTTACCCCGCCAAGATTTCCTGAAAGCTTTTTAGTCGCATCAGATAAATTATTTAATGGACCAATTGGCTTAGTTAAATTACCAGATGGATCAATCTTTTGCATTTGTCTTCCAGCAAAACTTGTACCCTTTTGGTCTCCTCTGCTACCAATTCCACCAAAACCGATCAAGCTACTTGCAAGATATGAGCCCATGCTAATAGCTGACCCAAGTCCTCCACCGACTGCGTTTCCTAGCATCTGTCCGCCAAGACCAACTGCTGAAGCTCCAAGTAGTCCAGCTACCATTCCGCCCCTATTGTATCCTTGAACCATTCCGCCCATGTTATACTTTTGTCCATTTTGCGATGGAACCATTCCGCCGTTATTCATATTTAAAGTAAAGTAATCATCTGCTATTGCAAATGGTGCTATTGAACCAGTTCCAGAGCCACCGCCAGCTGATCTATTTGCCTGAGTGCCTCTTACTGTTCCTATTCTTGAAAGATCGTCTAATAGATTTGCACCGCTTTTGTTTTTAATTTTTTGTAGGAATGGAGAAATTGTATCGAATGCAAACTTTTCAAAAGAATCTCCGCCTCTTGGATCGAAAGGCTTATTACCTCTTTTATATAAAGCTTTTATCAAAGCCTGATATGCGGCATCTGTTTGATTTCCAGCAGAATACCCAAAAGCCTCTGCTGCTTCATCTAAAAATACTGTTGGATGAATTGATTGATTTTCTAAACTTTTTGCAATTTCTATAGGCTTTCCAGCTGTAATCATAGAGCGATTAGAGCCTCTAAACATAGGCATTAGTATTCCTGGAGCAAAGTAGTTGTCTGTGTCTCCTATAGCCCTGTGTGGGGCTACGTGGCCCCTATCGTAGTTAGCCCATAGACCTTGAATTTCTTCTTTAGGAGCTTTTCTTAATTCCGCTTCAGTGTAAGGAACTCCCTTTTTATTTAATATTGGTCTCTTGCTTATAGATCTAATTAATGAATCTCTTTGTCCTGCAGTACTTGATCCAGTACTTGTGTCCCAAAACCATCTACGTGCAAACTTTCCAGTTCTTGTAAACATTTTGCCAACGTTTGCCATAAGGTTTGGATTAATTGGTCCGTAATTTCCTCTTCCAGATGTAGCTACTCCGCCACGGGTACTGCTATTTATTGCCTGTAGTAAAGGCATATTTCTTTGAGTTGCTTCCTTATTTACAACAAACTCTCCAGGAGTAAGCATTGCTGGAACAGTATCAGTGTTTCCAGTTCCTGGTACAAGGTTTCCGCTATTGAATCTCTTAGGAATTGTTGTCTCAACGTTATATCCAGCGCCAGATGTTCTTACTCCAAGTACGCCAGCAATTCTATTAATGAAATCTCTTGTCTTACCCTTTTTAAATAACTCTCTCATATTAGACTTACCAGTAGGATCTACAACTGGTTGATTTAATGTAGGTACCATTGTTGGGTTAATTGTTCTTCCCATTGAAGCCGCCGAGGCAGATACAGAAGAAGCAATCATTTGCTCAGTTTGCAGATTGAGTGCTACAATCTTTGCTCTAGCAGCCTCAACAGTTAATTTACCTGCACGAAGTTCTGCTACAATCATTGCTGATTCTCTTGCCGCATTATCTGTAAGTCTTGAAACAACTGGTAGAATATCGTCAAACTGCATCATAAATTCTTTGCTTACCATACCTGTGGCTGCAATTGTTTTCTTTAATGTTTCAATTTCTGCCTTTGACTGCATACCAAGTGTGGCCATCATTGCATGCCATCTAGCTGCTTCTCCAGAAACAATACCTGTAGATACTCCATTAACTGTTGTAAGTCCAGGAACATTTGGCAAAGGCTCGTTCATATAAATTTGTGGGTTCTGGCCAATTTTCTGATTTACTGGAATTGATCCTGGAACCATTCCAAACATTGTCTGCTGTAGTCTTTGTGCTTCCGTCATTCCAGCTCTTGGAACCATGTGAGAGCTTGCTCTTGTTCCTTCTTGGCCTGCAAGTGGGTGTTGTGGATTAACTACTCTTTGTCCGCCCATTACCATGCTTCCAGCCATTGTAGATACTGCTGGATTTACTGCAATTGCTCCTGATTTTGATTTTGACTCTAGTAATGCAAACTCGTCTAATAGGTTTCTTAATGCCTGTTGTAGTACTGCTGCTGCTTTAGCATCGTCATAAAATGATTGTTCAACTAGTCTTCCAGCTTTTTCAGCCGCCAACATTTCTGGAGTTAAATACTTCCATCCTTCTCCACCCTTAAGGAAGGCCTTCATGTGGAATGCACCCTTTAGCAAATATCCAAAGAAGTTTGCAAGCACACCAGTTAACATAATTACTGGACCAATAATTGCAGTTACTCCACCAGCAAGAGCCAATATTTGTTTTACTGGACCTGGAAGGTTATTGGCAAACTGAACTACCTTATCAATTACTTGAATAAGCACTGTATTAATTTGAAGGAACTGCTCTCCAACTTCAGCTAAAGATGCTCTCAAACTTTCAATTGCTCTGCGATACTTACCAGATGCAGATTCAGTTACGGCTGCTAATTCTCGATCCGCTACAGAGGCTAATTCTCCAGTAGATGCTTTCATAAGATCTAATACATTACCAGCGTTATTATTTACAATTCCTAAAAGATCAATTCCTAGAGTTTGAAACTTGCCTACTGCAACATCTGTTGGGTTAATCAAAGATGCGAGTGCTGACTTTAATGCGTTTGCACCTTCTGATGCATTAATACCACCTTCACGCATAGCAGTTAGATATAGTGCAAGGTCCTGTACGCTTCCGCCCAATCCTTGAATTACTGGGCCAGCCTTTGGAATTGCTTCTACTAAGTCGTTAAGAGTTGTAGAGGTTTGGTTTTCAACTGCGTTAAGAAAGTTAATAGACTCTGAAAGCTGATCTGTATTCTGTTTAAATGCAGACTGAATAGCTAGAGTAGCCTTCATCGCTTCTTGTCTGTCTACTTCACCAAGCACTGCAAGTCTTGTTGTTTCTTTAATTGACCCTAGTAATTCATCTCCAGTTTTACCAGTTGCCGCAATATCTGCTGCAAGGCCAATGGTTTCTTTAAATGAAACACCCATCGCTGAAGAAATTTCTTTTGTAGTAGCAGATACTTCTTTTCTTACTCTTCCTAGCTCTGCTGCTGAAGTTCCAGCAGTATCTCCATAAACCTTAGTTAAACGAACCAGTTCTTGATCTGCTTCTCTAAATGCTTTAGCAGCCTGTGCTCCAAATGCTACCAGCGGTACAGTAAGTCCAGTTGCACCATCCTGAATAACCTTATTCAAGATTTGCATCTCTTGTCTTAGTATTGCTGATTTATTTTTTACTTCATCTAGCCCTCTTGGAACATGCACATTGAACTGCATAAGTCCTTGTGCGTTTCTGCCTAGCGGTTGTAATATTGAGTTCTGAAGAGCTACTTGTTGTTTTGCTAAATCACGTATAAGCCCACCAGATGTTTTGGCATGATCTCTAAATGTATTAAAGTATTGATTTAACTTTAGTTTTCCGCCATCTAGATTCTTACCAAATTTTTCTACATCTGATTGTAGGCTTACAAAGTGTGTTGAGAATTGTCCTGTACTTCTTAATGTATCTGAAAACGATCTGTTCATTACGGCAATTTGATTTGCCAACATCTTGTTAGAGTTAGCTAATTGCTCTTGTAATTTTGATAGGCTGGCAGTAACCTTATGCACATCGGCAATAAGGGCTGAAAAGTCGGCATTAGCGACTATGCGGGTACTGATTGTTTCGTCAGCCATTTATATCAAACTACTCCCTGGAGTATCCTAATCCTGCTCCAATTCCAAATCCAGCTTGCGCTGCAAAATTTCCTTGAAGAGAAACAACATCGTTGCTAGTTGCATTTATTCCTGCAGCTCTCAACTCTATGTCCTCGAAACTAGGGCCTCCCTTTTTATCATTTTCGTATTCACCTATATCTACTCCCTTTAAAGATGCTTGGAACTTTTTGTCTTCATGGTCCCTTTTCTTTAAAGCCTTTAAAGTATTTACAAGCTCTGGCATTGATAAATTTTCTTCTAAGTCTTGGTAATTTTTCCAATGACCTAGTAGAAAAACTTCTCCTTCTAAAGCGGCTAAATCTAGTTCTGACCAGCCAGAACCGCTGCCGCTAGTAGGTTTGGGTCGTCAAGTTTAATTCCTCCGCTGTTTCTCCAAAGCAATTGCACAAGCATCGATTAGGATGTTTAGAGTATCGTCTTCTGTCTGAGACTCTGCTGTCTTCTTAATTGCTATCATGAACTTACGAAGTTCTGCTATTGATAGTGGTTTGAGCTTTACGGTTTGCCCATTTTGTAGCTGTACTTCTTCTACGCTATATACTGTTGTTGCCAATTTAATCCTCCTAGGATCTAGTCTAAATCATTATACTAAAAATTATATACTAATACAACCACAAAAGCCCCCAATTTCTTGGGGGCCCTGTAGAATAATTATTAAATTATTAGACTACCAATACACGGTCAATAATCTTACCGTATTCTTGTCCTTCGTAGCCGCTCATAGCGGTTGGAAGAAGACGGAATGTTACTGGGAATGTGGTTGGGGCTGATCTTGCCAATGTGAAAGCTGATTGCTGCACTGACAAAACACGACGTGCATAATATACACGCTCTGTCTGAGCACCTGCTGTAGTTGGTGCTTGACCAACTGCAATAAGCTGACGCTCTGTTGGTGCAATACCAAGAGCACCTGCTGCGATACCTAGTGTGTCCTTCTTTGTAGTACCTGTACCTGACGAAATAATTGTGTTATTCTGTGAGATTGCGGTGTTGTTAGTTGGATCGTCTGGCTGACCGAAAATAACTAGAACGTTCTCTAGTGTACCTTCTGACATTTCAGTTGCGATCATAACCTCCATCGCTGACTTGAACAGCTTAGCTGTATCAAGAAGCTGATCGACAGTTACTGAATCGTATGTTGGATTGTAAGTAATCTGAAGACCGTTATTTGTAAAACCTACGTTTCTGTAGTAAAATGTGCCTGACTCAACTGCGTTAAGTGTATCTGTATAGGATGTTCCTGTAGCAAATGCACCAGCATTAGTTGTGCCTGGCTCTGAGTTTTCGTATGTTGCGTACCCTGATGTTGTTGAATCGATATTCGAAATAAACAACGGAGATGCACCTACGAGAATGTTTTTAGCATTACCTGCGTTTTGTGCCATATTGTGTTTCCACCTCCTGGAATTCTTTGGTTATTAAATTGTAAAGAGGAACCTGCCTTGACCATCAGTAATTCTTGAATACTTGATTTCTAGAATGACCTCAGCAGAGAAAAATCCCTGAAGCTCTTCTGATGGGGCTGTAGGAGATATATCGGCAACCCATATTGTATGGAATTTAAATTTATCTGATAGATTTGCCCATTTGTTTATATCCCTGGCAGACTCATCCATTCTTCTGAACTCGTCAACCATGTAGTTTCTAATCTCATTTATATCCGATACCGATGTTGAGTATATTGTAAATAGTATCTGCTCACAGCATATTAGCCAGTTATCTTCATAAGACATACCTATCTTGTCATAGACTATGTGTTTCTTCCCGCTCAAGAATTGATTCATTTCTGCCGCCTGCTGAACTGGAATAATTGGAACAATATTCTCGTTTAAATTATCTGACCAATACTCTTCTTCGTCAAAAATGTTTCTTGTGTATAGCTCCTGCCACAAATACTTACGTAGCTCAAGCATAGCATCTAGTTTATAGTTTGCTGTCACATTGCACCTCCGAATGAAGCAGCAAGGGCGGCGTCGGCTTGAGATCTAATAGTGTTTGGAGAAAACGAATACTGAACTCTCTTAATATCAGAAGGAACACTTAATGCCTTAGTCATGCTTGAATTAAATATTTTTTGAAATCCAGATCTCTTAATTGATTCGTTTACTAGTCTTCCACTAAAAAATCTTGAATGGGCTAATCCAAATTGATTGCGGGCTGCAGACCCTCCAGGTCTTTTAACTGTAACAGATTTGCCTTTAGGCATATAAACAATTTCTCCATTATATTCAAATACTAAACGCTCTGCATTTTTTGGCCTAATGACCAATGGATTTCCTTGCTCCATAACAGTAGCCTTATTTACAAACACATGCCTTCTTTTGCTATTGCTAGATGGAACCATAGACTTTGAAGGAAGTATGCTGTAGTTAATTCTAAAAGAAAGTCCATCTTCTGAAATTTTATTTAACTTAAAAAGTCTTGCTGCTTTATTACCAGTTCTCTTCCACTCATACATATGATGTAGAGATTTTGGCTTTGATCTTGCCAGTGCATCAATATAGTTTCCGAAATCAGTATCTATTTGCTCAAACACTATCTTTGTAAATGCTGATTTAAATTGAGCGTTGGTTGTAAGCTTAGATATTACTGCAGCCTCATAGTATACAAATGCTGATACTTGAGCTACTGTGCTATCTTTCAAAGGTCCGTTTTGGTTTGCATACATCATTCTTTCGAGTCCGCTTGCCGCTTGAACCAACATTCCGCTATTGTCCAATTTGCTGGTTCTCCGATCTCTTCATAGATGAGTTATATGCAATCACTCTGCCAAATGGGTCGGTTACTGGGGTTGTTCCCATAACTTCAAATACTGTTGGGGTTTCATTAGGATAGTTAATTTCATTCCAAATTGTATTACCCTCAACGTCTCTGATGTTGGTAACCTTTTCCCTAGCAGTTAATTTTTCTGCAGTTCTAACCTGAATAATTTGATCGTTTAAATATTTATTTGAAAAGATTTGTTTGTCGCTAGAACGAGTAGTTGCAGAGTTGCTAATTACTCCCTTAGCGTGGCATGCAACAGTTTTGTAGTAGTTCCACTCTCTAACAATTGCTCCAGTATCTGGATCCTGAATTTCAGACTGTCTATAAACATCTAAATTCATAGACAAGACAGAGTCTACGATGCTGTTCATTATATAATCTCTACTTTGGTTGTTAATACGTAATCTGCCAGAAGGTTATCTGCATAAGCATTACCAGTGCCAGTATATGCATCTCCTGTATATTCGAAATCCCAGTCAAACGTTGAAATAGACTTTACGTATTTGTTTCTCCACATGGTGTCTTTAGAGAAGTAGTCTTTCATTAATTCTATTGCTGCAAGCTCTACGTTATCTGGAACCTTTTCCCAACCAAATCTTCCTTGAACTTTGTATGCTATCCCAGATTGAAATATTCCAGATGAATCGTGTATGCTTGGAGGAACCATTCCGTTTGCAGTGTAAACAGTATTATCTAATAGGCCTGCTCTATTAATTCTAATTCCATATCCGCTTTCAGAAATTTCAACTGGATAATTCCAATTATCAATATCATTAATTGTGTCCAAGAGCAGTACGTCGTTAGAGTACAGCTCGTGTAGTTGATTTATTTTAGAAGGTACAGGAAGAGTATCTGAATCATATCCATACACCACATAAAGATCATCGTAAAGATAAAACTTCTGACCAGTATATTCCTCTATCTGTTTTCTTGCATATTTTTCTGCTCTAAGCAATTCTTTATAAGATTTATAATTTGGATCAGAGGAATCTGTAGAAAAACCTAAGTCCTGAACATGATTAAAATCTACATATGGAGTTACTACAAAAACTTCGTCTTCTCTTATAACAGATGTTCCGCTTATTGTATATTCCCACTTTAAACGCAGAGTCTTATTTCTATCTGTATACTGATAAGGTATATTTACAGAATATGAACCCAGGTTATTTTCATCAGCAGATGATGTTAATATTGTTAAAAGATGCGTTGGATTTATAGAAGGACTTATTGCTGGATCCATAGTAACATCGTACAGTTTAACTGTAGGAAGAGAGTCTGCAACAGCAACATCTCCATTCCAAAACACCTGGTGTGTTATTGGAGATTGTGACTTAATTAATATCTCTGCCATTTAAGAGGCGTAGACTAGTTGTAATACTCCTGGACTTCCTTTGGAGTTGCTAATCTAAAGCCCTCCTCCTTATCAAAAATTTTCTGAGCATCATCTTTATGCATTGCTACAAATGGGTGTTCTTTTGTAAACGTATACCCCATAATATCATACCTAAAGTTATCTCTGGTCATTCTTACTA